ACCCTTGCATATTTATTTTGCTCTAAGTAAATTGTTGTAGTTACTTTTGAGTTATGAAGTATGCCTTTAATCTCGTATTGAGGATTGTCTAAAGTTAAATTATTATCTATTATCATGGTTCTGAGATTAAAGAAGTTGCGTCAAATACATAAACCCTATAAGGCGTTGTTAAGGTCTTCCCACTTGAACCTATGTAGGTCGATGGATTCCACCCTTTTAAATAAGCATTTGCACCACCCGAATTTGATTGAGTTGTTGACGACCATATAGTTGTTGAAGATAACGCCAAACTAAAAATGTCTTGTGAGGTAATCGAATCTTTTACATTTACACCACTTGTTGCTATAATCTCGCCCAAAGTAGCCAAAAGTTCTTCTCTTGACATCAAATAAAAGTCTGAGAAAGTAACCCCATTAACTACTACTGAGAAAGTCAATGCAGCGTCAATAACCCCGTTCCAATTTGATGTACCACCTAAATCGGCAGTCTTTCTATAAAACCCTAAGCCCGTTAATTTATCAATAGTTATTTTATCTTTGTTATCAGTTGCCCCCCACGCTTGCAAGCCGTCAACATCAACAAACCTTAAAGTGTTAGAATTACCCCCTACCTTAATAGCTGATTCAAGTTGAAACCAATAGTTTGCCCCTAATGTCCTATCAAGTTGAGCAATTACAGCAGGATTTGTAGGGGCGTTGTAATTATACCATCCGTTTTGCATACGCCATCCTTCATCACCCGTTCTATAACTTGTGTATTGTTCCCCTATTGGGAATTGTAATAAAACACCACTAGGAGTTGAACCCGTTGGGACTATCCACTCACTGCCTACCTTACTACCTACCTCTGCGCCCGTGCCGTCTTTAACTAAAATATTAGGATTAACCCCACTTGGATTGGTTAAAAAAGAATCTGAATTTATAGTTATTATGGTGTCAGGGGCTAAGATATCTGCACTTGTCCCACTCGGTATGTCGGTAGTTGACAAAGTAGTGCCTAATGAGTTCTTTAAAACTGCCGTTGCATCAGCGCATGAACTAGAAACAACCCAATTACCACTCACTAATGAACCTACGGGCGTGCCGTTTCCATCTACTACTGCTATATCTTCAGTGTTTCCACTCCCTACGCTTCCATAAGATACCCCGTTTATAGTTATTATAGCCACTGGGCAAGAACTAGCAGGGGGTTGAGGTGTCCCCGTTGTTGGTACTGCACACTCATTGTAATCAAAAGGGGCTGAAACGCTAACCGAAATTAAATGACCTGCAATTCTATCTTTAAAGTCTTGTATAAAAGGTGTTAGGGTATTGTTCTTGTCTAAGTCTAATTCCCTATCAAGATTCAAAGTGGCTAAAAGGTCTAAGCCTATTTGAAAAGTGTCCGATTCAACTTCGACTTTATTTGCATCCCCGTCCTCTAGCCTATCCCCTATTAAAATATTAAAGTTGTAACTTATCTCATTGCCCGATATTGTAGATGGTTGAGGACTAACCCAAAATAAAGGGTATTGCGTAGCTTCTGATGAACTAATCTCCCATAAGTCACCATACCCATAGTCTTTAATCTGCAAATGATTATCTGCAAAGTCTTTGAAGTATTTATAAAGGATATTTTTAGTTATCATTTTGTTTTCTTTTCAATATATGCCATAAGTTTCTGAAGATTCTTTTTAGTAATCTTCTTGTTAGCAGTCTTTACAGTATGGCCAGTATTTTCTTTCATTGTTTTTTCTTCTTGAACTACCTAAATAAAATCCCGTATTGTACGCTAATTCTCTCGCTTGAATGTCTTGTTGATTATTGTTTCCGTTTAACCAAAGAGGATACAAAGTATTGTTCTCACTTAAATAACCCGACAAGCGTTTGCCATAAAACTCAGCCATACGACCCCACTTCTGCTCAATCAATTCTAATTCTCTTTGGCTAACGGGTTGTTGATTATCGGAGTTTTGAGTTACTACACCCTTGTTAGAGAATCGGTAATTAAAAATTATTGCCCCGTCTGAAATAGTAGCATTGATAATAAAATCTCTGATATACTCGTCTAATAAAGTTTGATTAAGACTTGTTAAATTAGATGCGTTTATTTGGTCGGCTATCTCATTGTAAAGGTCACTACCTAAGATTTGTTGTAGTTGTATGTCTTGAACCATTATAATAGTCTGTGCTATTAATTTGTCATCGACATTATTTTCAATTACACCATATTTCTTAATGGTGGCTGTACTTACGAATAAAGGTTTTAAACTCATTTTATTTTTTTCTTTTAACTAAAACAGATTCCCAAAAATGACGACAAGACGGGATATGTGTAACTGTTCCCTCAATAGTTTGCCAACCACCTTTGTATTTAAACACATCATCGTTATAACCCTTAGTACTTGCATCGTTTCTAAGTTGGTCTATTTCTTCCTTTGTATAAAGTTTGTTAGCACCTATCATTTTAACGCAAAACTCTCTTGAAGTATCTAAAAGTTTAGGACTTAGATTTGTAGTGTATCTCCACTTAGTCATAATCCCGACTTCTTGAGTTGGTGGCTCTTGTATTTCTTTAGGTGTGATTGTTATTTCTCCATTGCTCTCGCCATAGTCAACAAATAAGGTATTGTTTTTATTTAAAGTTTCAAGTAATCGGTAAATTAACTTTTCAGACATTGACAATTTCTTAGCTAAGTCAGAAACTTTAACTGTTTTACCCTTTTTTATAGCATCAATTAACGCTTGTTCGTCATCTTTTGCAAAGTTTTGAGCGTCATCATACGAATAACAAGACTTTATAACCTCGAAATTATCGGCACTTTCGCCAATTTCTAAGAATTTATTAAGGATAAAATCTTCTTCTTTATTAAATGCACTCGGTGTACTTGACCTTGTAGTGTCGCCATCAGCAATAGGTGGTAAATTTATAATACTTCTTATCTCATTTGTAGTTAAACTATCAAGAATCTTGTTAGCGACTAAAGGCGAAGCACTATTTATTGTGGTTAAAATGTCGTCTTTCTTAACTAAGTTAGGTTTTTGTATGCCTAATCTATCGTAAACCATTTCAGCGAATGAATCTGCATCTATTGTTTTACTTATTATATCTGAAGTCAATTCAATTCCGATAGGGTCTAAGCTAGTCAATTCAACGGGGTTACCTAAGAATCCATAAAGACTTAGAATGTAATTCATGTCCTCTGCTTCCTCTTGTTGTTTTGGTTTTACATAGGTATTAGAAAAATGTTCCCACGATAAATCAAACTCAGACCTACCCCCACCTAATTCGCCAGGTGTTTTAATACCGAATAGTAATCCATTTGAAACCCTATGAGCGTATAGAATTTTATTAATAGTATCCTTACTTAGTTGCTCATATTGTTTGTCAAGTTCGTTACTTCTTAAAGGGCTAATTTCGGGTGGTGTAGTGTTTGGGTTTTGGAAGTTTAAAAGTATCTCTCCTGCGTTGTCTGTTCCACTTGCTTTGCTCTTAAACGCCCCCTCAATCTCTCTTTGTTCTTCATCTGTTTTAGCTACCCCATTAAAGAAAGTAACCATAGTCCCTGCACTGAATCCCGTCTTAACATTGTTAAGTTGAAAAAAGTTGCACTCTATATCCGTTTCAATCGGTGTAGCACCACTATTATACTCAGGCAAAGGGTATATGTCACTCGCAGGGTTTTCATCTATTAAATAAAGGATTTGTTTGCCCTCTCTTTTTAACGGGTCAAATGCAGGTAATGTCACGGCATCTTCAGGGAGTTTGCCGTTAGACCTTTTCCATTTAGCCGAAGTACTTTGTTCTCGTGTCCATTCTTTAGAAATATAAAACTCCGATTTATCTACATTGGTACGAATAGTATTAAATGGTTGTAGTTTTACCGACTTAATATTTTTGAACGCATCCCACTCAATCAAGTAAGCACAACCCCCGTATAAAGTTCTCTCAAAGATTTTCTTTTTAGCTAACTCGTCAGCCGTTTGAGAACTATTTATTGAATCTAAAGTTTTTTGTAAAGCGATTTTATCCCCTTGCCAATCTTCTTTAATCTTAAAACCCTTGCCATAAATGTAAGTTGCCTTACCTTTAACGATTGCACCATGTATCCCCGAATTGTTATAAAGGTACGCTAAGTAATCCGAATAGTCGTTATTTTTCCCGTAAGGAATATAAACCATATTCTGTTGCCTACGAAATATTGGTGTTTCGTTTGCGTAAAGTGGGAACTTACTAAATGAATAGTTTTTTATAGGTTCAATTTGGCTCATAGGCTTTTCTTGTTAAAGTAGATTCATTCTCGACCCTACTTGTTAAAATTTTATCGTATGTCATTAATCCATTCTCAACAACAGTCAAACCCGTTGGGTCTAAATTAGTACTACTCACTTGCTCATAAACATTATAGGTGTATTCATCCCCTAATGGTATTTGAATCTCGCCATCTAACGGGTCGGGTGTGGTTGTCTTTACTACTATTGTAAACTTATTATATCTATCGGGATACAAACTTAAGTCACTTGAAATACAATAGTACTTTTGTTGAGTTTGGTTATTGATAAACTCAAATAGATAGTTAGGTGATGGTATCGTTATCTTTTCAGATAATGTCACTACCACAACATTGCTACCTAAATTTAGTCGTATCATACACTAATAATATATGATTAATAAAGTTAAGTACAAAAAAAAGGCAACCCGAAGATTGCCTTTTAATTATTTGTGTAATTATTATATTAATGAAGTAACGATTGCTTCAGAAATTCCATAAGGGTAAGTTCTTTCTTCTCCCGTAAATGTTAAA